GTTAGTCTGGTTTAAAGGCTCATCCAGGTGCCTAAGTAAGAAGTTAGCTTGAATTTAGAACAACATCGCCAAGAGGTCAGTCCCAGCAGATGAAAAGAAATCTTCTACTTTCCCAAGTATGTGTTCGCCTGCGCTCTTCATACCACCTTCAAGGATTGTTGTTGCCTTGTTGATGACAGCGGAAGAAGCCGTGACTACTGTTGGTACATGGGGAGCTGAAGGAGGAACGAATTCATGGAGTGATGCTGAACCTGGTGCTAGTTGAATTTCGACGTTGTAAACATATTCGATATCCAATGCAATAGCAGGGTTCGCAACAGAAGAGTTTAGTAATTCGACTTGAATCGTTTCCCAATTACTTCCGTTGACAATTGTAGTACTCGTGTTTTGAGGCACAAATGATCTAGATGTGTTTCCTGAGGTCTTGAATATGCATGAGATTTCCATTCCAGGGTAAACTGGAAATTCTTGAACTTCGCTACCAACCATTAATCCTTGACTTGGGGTCGAGGATATGGGATATTGCTTACTAAGTTTAGGAATTAAGACGGTTCCCGAACTTGTAGTTGCAGGTGCAGTGTTACGAATAACAATACCCGCGGTTACGATACGGTAGGCGCCTGTATACGTTACAAAGTCAGCCATATTCACCGTTGAATAGTTAGCTGCTAATGTCCAAGTAGGAAATGCAAAAGATGCTGGTACCAAGATAGAAAAAGGTAAATCGCACGTGAATTGTGCCCACTGGCCACCTGAAGTGCCAATAGGTGATAAAGGTTGTCTGCCCCTAACTTGCATAGCTAGGGTGCCTCCGCCTTGCCCATCTGGCCACTTAGCCAATCTTGCTTTGTAGCAAAATGGATCTGTGACTGAACAGACAAGTTCGTGCAGAGCTTTAGAGTTCTTCATCGCATTATGCATGCTAGACGGTTTTCCGCCCACAATTTTCCGTCGGTTGCTTGATCCAGGGTTTTGTGGTGCTCGTTGTTGTTGTTGTGCAGCTCCTGTCTTCGACTTTCGTTTTCCATTCTTCGCTTTCTTCTTTCCTTGCTTTGTCTTCGCCATCTGGTCCAAAAATATCTTATGTGTGTGTATTCTTGAAAAATCAACCGGTGCTAAGCATCACGGCTAATATGGTCAGCTAATCGAGGCCATTCGACGACAGAAGGTAATGACTCTATTGTTGACAGTAAATCTGCAAACTCTTGTTCATGTACTTCCGAAAGTCCATAGCGTTCTCTCAGTATGATCCAATTTTCTTCGGCAAAGTCAAAGGCTTTTGACACGTGCTTTATTTCTGAGTGTTCTTTCCCAGTTGCTTTTAATCCTCTAGTCAGCCGCAATCCGGCTAACGCATACTCTCTCAAGAGTGGGATATGTTTCACATCATGCTGTGATGAAATCATGGCACCTCGAAAATTCAAAGCACCAGGAAGGGTAAGATTCCATCCCATTCTGTGTAACCATCGCATGGGTTTAGGTCCCAAGACCATAGTCTTGGCGCCAGATTGTCTGTCAGTCGCAAACCAAAACAGACGTGAGCAGAACTCCCAATCCCAAAAATTTGCAGAAACGATAAAGGTTGGTCTCAATCCAAGGCCTTTCAACCCCGATTCTAACCTACTTTGCATTGCAGCCGAGTAACATCTCTTCGGCATTAAAATAAAATTATCATCTCCACAAACTAACATGAGAAAAATAGTGGTAGGATCCAAAAATGTAGTGACCGATTTAGCATTGACAACCGTGCCAATAGTATTCGTGTCCATCTCTCCAGAGCAAAGAATCTCTACTTCTTCCTCCTTCATCGTGCCATCTTCTTGCACGACCATCTTCTTCGCCATTTTCACATGACCACCATGTTTAGTTGTTCCACCTGACTTTGAGCGTTTCAACCACTCAAAAGCCTTCTCCGGCATCCCGATTTCGAGATACATCTTTCTGTCGTTTAACAATTCGTTTTGTAATGTTGAATCATAAACTTCAAAGTCAATGGATAAGCCCATAACGTTGTCGAAACCTCCGTTTGCCACTACCCAATCATATACTTTGGATCCAATTGCGTCTGGTGTCATACCGGAACAATATAAAATTGCGCCACCAGTGCCTTCAATTGGACGACCATCCCAGAGGTCACGAATCATAGAATATATACGTGAAATGTAAGGTCCAATCATTACTTTCACACCGTCAAACGGTCCGGATATCATTCTAGGCTTCATGGGTATAATCCCCTCCAGTGTCATCGTTTTATTCTTCTCCACTTTTGCGAAAAGTCTATGCCATGTGTCATAGGGTGTCTTGTCTTTACACTTCGCATAATACTTCAGAAATTTCTCTTTTATAGATGCACTCCACTTGTCCGAGTTCATCCACTCATTGAAATCATTTCGTGTCACGTTCAACTTACCATACAACTTCTTCAACGATATAGAAGCTGCATCTAATCCGGATCTGTAAATTTCCAGAAGCTGTTGATCCACAATCGTACCACCAACCAAGACACGGTTAGTTATGCCTGAACGTTCAGCTGCAATACAATCATGGGCTGCTTGCGGAACGGCATTCGCAAACACAATCCCCCCGGCTCTCAAATCATCGGGTGGTCTTGCCTCAAGGGCTCGACGCGTGGGATCAGGCACCTCGTAGGAGAGGTCACCGCGCTCAACATCAATAATCGGAGGGACAAACTCATCAATCAATGGAAAACGAGTCTGTAACAATGGTGCTGTTAAAGCGTCAAGGTGTCTAGCCTTTCTACCATTGTACAAACCAATTGACCACGTTTCTGCGGCTCTTGTTTGTCTATACCGAGCAACACCCCAAACACACAGTCTGAGTGAAACTACTAAAAACCAAATTCCTAACATCGAAAGTCCAACCACGTGATGTTGAACGGGAACTTCGGCTATAACAATTGCGTTAAACACCAGAAATACGATTGAAAAGTAAACAACAGACCACAACGTCCACAATTTGATTGGAGTTAGCCCGACTAACCCTGCGTGTAGCTTCGTTAGCCACTCAAATCGTCCCGTCACTGTATTCATTACATCAACTTCATTCTGGACATTGCACATAAAGGCAAATGCTGACCCAATTGTCAAGGCTCTAAGCTTTTCAATTTCATTTAATCTACTAGACTTGAGTGCATTTTGCATATTGTAAACAATATCTTTCATGGTTGCTGGAGTTCGAGGCTGTCCCACAACTGACATCGCTGCAGAATAGACTGCTCCTCTTGGGATTGAAACCGTCCCCATACGCGTTACTGCAAACAACGTACTTCCATAACCATAAACGTGATCAACGCTAATCGCCATATGTCCATTAGCGGATAATCCTTGCTTGGTAGTTTTATCGTACCCAGGCACCATAATCGGTCCTTTATATTTGGGATCTACTAACTGCTCTGACCAAGACTTTTCGCCTTGCACGTCAATACGTGCTCTACGGGCAACTAATGTAACTTTCCACAAGTATGTCTGCCCTAGTTTCTCGACAATCTCTATGTCAAGAGTACCATAAGCATGAT